AACCTACCTTTCTGTGTCACCCTCAATGTCGACATTTCGCTTCTATGCCCGATATGCGCTTCTCACCTACGCTCAATGCGGCGGCCTCGACCCATTCACTATTGTTTCACACATTGGTGACCTTGGAGGAGAATGCATCATTGGAAGAGAAGCCCACTCTGATGGCGGAACTCATCTGCACGCTTTTGTGGATTTTGGACGACGATTTCAATCAAGACGTGCTGCTGTCTTTGATGTTGGAGGTTTCCACCCTAACATCTCAATTACTAAGCGCGACCCTCAAGTCCATTATGATTACGCGATCAAGGATGGTGATGTTGTCGCTGGAGGACTCGAACGACCAGCAGCAGATGCAAGCGCTGGAGTTGAGAATAAGCACCATCAAATCGTCTTGGCACCGACTCGAGCGGAGTTTTTCGAAGCTGTCCGTGATTTGGACCCAAGACTTCTACTCACCAGCTTCCCGTCACTCGAGAAATATGCCGACTGGCACTATCGTGTGGATCCAGACCCATATCGACACGACCCAGAGTATGAATTCGACACTTCGCAGTTTCCTGAGCTCAATCAGTGGGCTGAGGACTACATTGGATGGGATGCCACAGTAAGGGGTTAGTACACACACACCACGACATTTTCATAATCCTCTAACCCTAAAGGGTAACCCTAACCCTAACCCTAACCCTAACCCTAACCCTAACCCTAACCCTAAAGGGTAACCCTAACCCTAACGGCTAATGTGTTAGGCAGGGGAAAGTCACTGGTCCTCTATGGACCCTCAAGAACTGGCAAGACTATGTGGGCAAGATCTCTCGCCAAGCACGCCTATTTTGGCGGACTCTTCTCACTGGAGGAATCCCTTGAGGATGTCAAGTATGCCGTCTTTGATGACATCGCCGGAGGACTCAAATTCTTCCCACAGTACAAGTCATGGCTGGGAAACCAGCTAGACTTCTATTCTACAGACAAGTACAAGAAGAAGAAGGCAATTAAGTGGGGGAAACCATGTATTTGGATATCAAATGAGTATCCCATCACAGAAGGGGTGGATCAGGACTGGATGGACAAGAATTGTATTTTTGTAGAAGTCACGACTCCCCTCTATAGCTAAGCAGATTGCCCTTCATGCCAATAAAACTTCCCATGAGGCTGGAAAGACGCTCCGCTGGTCTCATCATCCGATGCACTCGAAAAGAAATCAAGAACAAACAAATCTCCCATATTCCCATATGGAGTTCCACTCGCAATGGCATTCGTAGCCTTCGCTCCCGCTCCAATTTCCACATCGTCGTAAATAATGCTCCGATTAATACCATCGTAATGCTTCGATAGTCGAATAGTACCCCCCTCCGAGTTGGGGGATTGAATAACACGGCGCCGATCGGAATAAACCCTGACATGCCGAGGGGCCGTAGTAGCAGTCATGACATTGGCCCAATCGACACCCTCGGTACCCTGGAATAGGTACCTAAAAACAACGCCCTCAAGAATGGATGCCTGCTGCGTACCACTCCGGATATTGAACAGGCTGCGACCCCAGCCACGGGTTTCGTCATTGTTGTACAAAAGACCGGGGTCAAACTGAGACGCCAAGCCAATAGTGCTGAACACAATACGACGCCATACCCATGGCGACGCGTCATCCGTCTGAATTTCGACAGTTTCTCCGTAACCCCGAACGTAACATTTGCTCTTCCTCCGCTGGGCCGAGCTAGGTGCATTGACCCGCTCACCGCTCTCAAGTTGAGTACCTGCGGTCCGTGCAGTTGGTGAAAAGATGAACCCGTAAACAGATGATGCATCCATAGATACGGGTCCGGGAGTCTGAGGAGTACCCGTGTCGTCAATAGGAGTACAAATCATATTGTCGCGACACTTCCGAGACGCGAGATTGCGCACACGACGCACATTCGTGCGTGGCCGTGAATACCGCCTTGTCGTACGTGACCGACCATTGCGGAAAGATCGTCGGCGAAAAGTGGACCTCCGTGGAGTAAAACGACGCCTGCGCCCCGCCTGAAAACGCCGATTCCGGAACGCCATTTTGTAAATGCAACATACCCCTCTTTGCGAAATAAATTTCTCCGCGGGACAACCGCCTATATATACCAAGTAAAGTGACACCGACACAACAGAAAGGTAGATAACATTA